GGGAGGTTAAAAAATATGGTCTTGGAAAGGGTTGGACGGAACGGAGGTACGGTAATCCAAAAACATCGAATCCTAGGTCAAGAAAAGGAGTATATCAAGCATCTGGAGATTCTTGGGTACAAATGTAGAATTGTGGATGTGAGTCGGTTGGATCGATGCTATAAAATCGTCCTGGAGAGGAAATTGATCAATGGCCGCTGAAGTCAAATGGATCAAGATCGTCACGAACATTTTTGATGATGAGAAGATCAAGTATATCGAAACCTTACCGAATGGCGACGAGACCATCGTCATTTGGTTCAGAATCCTGTGTCTGGCTGGAAAGTCGAATTCAAACGGGTTGTTGATGATGACGGATCGGATCGCCTATACCGATGAAATGTTGGCCAGCATCTTCAACCGGGATACGAAGTCCGTCCAGTTAGCGTTGAATATTTTCAAGGAGTTGGGAATGATCGAGATGATCGACAACAAGATATATCTAACCAACTGGGAGAAACATCAGAATACGGACCAATTGGAGAAAATCCGTGAGAGTACCCGGCGTAGAGTGGCAAGTTATCGACAGAAACAAATCGAAGGTAACGCAGGGGGTAACGTTACATGTAACGTTACAGACACGTTACACGTAACGCCATGTAACGCAACAGAATTAGATTTAGATTTAGAAGAAGAAAGAGATAAAGAAAAAGATCTTTCTTCTACCGCGCGAGAGAAAAAAGAACTTGAAGTCATCGAAGTCATCGAACAAGAATTCAAACGACCTCTCTCATCCAACGAGATCGATAAGATAACTTACTGGCTTGAGAAGGTGGGTGATGCCTATTTCATACACGCATTGAGGGAGTCCGTGATGTATCAAAAAGTGAGCATCGCTTACATCGACCGCGTCTTATTGAACTGGACCAGTAAAGGATTCACATTAGATCAACTCAATGAAGGTATTCAGTCCCAGTAAGGGACATGGAGGGAAAATGACGTTAACACTAAAAGAACAGGCACTGGCGAGAATGCTTGTCGAAATGAACCAGCCGCATGATGAAACCATCGATGAAGTTCATAAGTTCCTATGTGAGCAAGACGATGATGAATTATTCGCCGGGATCCTCATTGAAGGAAAGACAATCCAAGATGCGATGAATTACCTTGTGGCCGAGGCGAAAAAGAACCATCGCTTCAGAATCAGTGATTCAGAAGGCTTTAAGATCATCAAACAGTATTTTCTTGGCTCTGAAACGAAAGTCGCTTCCGTCGGCAAAGTTAGCAGCCGACCGGTCCAGACCTCACAAGCCGAAGGAGAGAAGCAAGTAAGTAAGTCCATCAAGCTCAGCGTGAAGAAAAAGACGGACACAGGTTCGAACCTGTCAATCTTCGACTTCATGGATGAGATTCCAACTGAATTGGAAGGGGACAGAGACGAAGATGAAGAAGATGAAACCGACGAAGTTGACGACTGAAGAAGTCATCATCGAGATCCCCGATATCCCACAATTGGCACGCATCGGTTATAACGAGATGCCGCACTATCTTTTTCGAAAAGACGGATTCTACTATTGCGGTCACTGTGGACATCGATTCGGAAAGGCGATCCTGAGCGCATCACCGGATCAGTGCCCTATGTGTCAAACCCCCTACGTGTTGAAGCAGCTCACCAAGCGGACGAACTATCGCAACTTGGAAACACATATGTTCGCCCGAGTCTTGCAGAAACATGAGGGACGGATCGTAAAGCGCGACTACATGATTCGCCACTATGTGTCGGATATGAAGGAAATGGTTAGCATCGACGAAGTCGAGCGAGAGACCATCTACAAAGGTCAGTGCTACCAGCATCGGAAGCACCCGATCCGAGGGGACGAACCGTACTTCAACAAGTACACGCGACGATCAGGAAAGTGGGATGAAGGAAACTTCAGCCTCAGTGATTATGAATTCCGGATGAAGAAAAGCTTTGAATTTTTCCCGGAGTCGCTCGAAGCGTTCCTCTCGGATACGGATCTTAGATACTCTGGTGTGGGTTCCTTCACAGACAAGAAGCATGGGAAGAATTTGAGCTGGTACGCGATGCGATACATGCGGGAAGCGACTAACTATCCTTGGGTAGAATATCTCCACAAACTCGGGATGACAAACCTCTATGAGGAAGTGATCAGTTTCTCAACGGACCATCGCTACGTTCGCCCAGAGAGCCTTCGCCGGTATTCGAAATTCATTCGTGAGAATAATGCTGCGACCAGGCATCTGATCGTCTATCGCACATTTGAGAAACTTGGAGTGAAACTCACTTTCGAAGAAGTGGATACGGTAGGAGTAAGAGACAATGCGCTGAAAATCATCGCGATGAATAAAATCACAGGAATGAGTCACTCAAAGATCATCCGATATGTCCAAGATGAAGTGAAGCAGGAGATTGGATGTGGAGCAAGTCGTCATCTCGATTATGTGCGATTGAATCACTATATCGACTACATCGAGATGATGGTCAAGATCGGGCTCAAACCGGATACTACGATTCTGGCTTTTCCAAAGGATCTCAATAAGGCACATGACGATGCGGTAGGGAAGTTCAATGCATTGAAAGCGGAGTTGGAGACAAATGCGTATAAAGAAATCTACGAGAAGATTCGTAAGCTTGAATTTAAAAATCAGGAGTTAAGGATTGTCGCACCGAGAAGCATTTCTGAGATTCATAAAGAAGGTAAGGCGTTGAATCATTGCGTCGGTAGTTACTCGCAACGTGTGTTGGATGGGGCGACGGTCATTCTATTCATCCGAAAGTCAGAATCGCCAAACACACCGTTCTATACGTTGGAATACAAGAATAAGAAGATAATTCAGGTCAAAGGGCGGGATAACAAACAAATGAGTGATGAGATAGCGATGTTCGTGGGTGAATGGGAAAAGTGGTTGAACAAGAAGAAGAAAGCGAAGGTGGTTCGACTTGAACAGTGCGCCGCAGTCTAGTGCGAAGTTACTTCAAATTATTCAAGATGAGTTTCCACGAATCACTTGGACTCAAACCGTGTTGTTTGGTTCGGAATGCATTATGGGAGCGATCAAACGCACAAGAGTATATATAAAAAATCAAAAGAATTTCACCTTCGGAATCGACGTGGAGCATAAGGGGATGAAGTGGTCGCAACGAGTCAATTCATTCGAGCAACTGAAGAATGAAATCACATACTACTCTCGACTTGCGGATCCGGAAGTTGTCAAAGAGATACAGACTTCGTTGTTTTAGACAGAGGGGAGGCTACCAAAATCAAAGAACGGGACGTCAAGATCGCTCTCGAGAATTATGACTACTACATTACGGAAATCTGTGAATTGTCCAAGAAAATGGAAGAATTGGAGGCTAAATCGACGAAAGTTGGCTCAAGTGTCGCAAAATTACCGCAAAACCCAATGGATCACGGACATCGGATCATCCTGAACATGGAAGCAATGGAACGAATTCAGAAGGAAATTGATTATTACCAAAGGAGTGTCGATATCGTTCAACAGTTGCTTGGGTACTCATCCGAAAGTGAAAGAAAAATACTGATTGAACGCTTCTTCAAAAAAACATCGATTGAACAAATATGTGCTGATCTAGGTCTCGCTAGGACTACAATGTTTGAGCGAACCGAAGGTATAATCAAGAGATTCGTATTGTGGTCTGAAAATCCGGACTAGTACGGAGAAAAAATGTGCTATTATGTTATGGGGTAAAGGTGTAGATAAATCCCAAACAAGATTATTAAAAACTAACCGAAAGACGGCAATCACCGTCTTTTTTGCGTAATTGGAGGCAAATGAGAACACTCGAGGAACTAGTGGCCATCATTACCGTGGATGCGATCAAGTTTTACAAGACTAGAGAATGGCGAGATAAACGGGAAGAAATCATGGGTAGGGATCATGGTGAATGCCAGCGATGTGCCGGAAGATGGAAGAGTGATTTCCCAATCAAGAATATACGGTTGAGTAAGGCGAAATATGTGCATCATATTCAGCCCTTAATTGAAGCGCCTTATCTTTGCCTTGAGAACGACAACCTCGTTAGCTTATGTTTCTCTTGCCACGAGACGGTTGAGAGACGAGGATTCAGTAAAGAAAAGAAGATTCCGCTCACGATTGAGCGATGGTGACACCCCGGGTCAAATCCAGGGTGTTTTTCCTTTCAGTTGGGAACGGGCAAGGGGGTTGATTCGACAACTATTTCGCGTTTTCGCGCGTGAGAAGGGGGTATCCGATGGCAAAATCTAAATTCAAGGTGCTTGAAGAGACCATCCGGAGTGATCTGGTCAATCAACTTCATGCTAATAACAAGTTCGGGAAACACTACGAAGACCTAGTCGACGACTACATCTACTACTTCCGACTCAAGGACCAATTGCAGAAGGACATCCGCAAGAAGGGGCTACGCTATGAGGCATCCACCGGAAACGGCCATGCTTCCCTCAAGCCCAACGAGTCGGTTCAAAACGTGCTCAAGGTCACCTCCCAGATGCTGAAGATCCTCAATGATCTGGGCATGCAGGAACCGATGGTCGTAGAAAGCAGTGGCGACAATGTTTATCTGCCGGGAGATTGAGGATTACCTTGCTTGGGTGAAACAGTATCCTCAACGAGTAAACAACGAGCGGAAGTTGCTGATTAAAAACATCATCCTGCCACTGTTGGCACGCGATGACATCACGTTTGATGAAACGACGTACCGCAACTGTCTGAAGTATTGCCAGCATTGGTACTATCCGCTCTTCCCCTATCAGAAGTTCTGTTACGCGTTTGTCTTCATGTACGATGCTGAAGGGTATCCGGTCTTCGACAACTTCCTCTTCATGATGGGGCGTGGCAACGGCAAAGACGGATTCATGATGCCGTTGATGAACTTCTTTCAGACCCCGTTGTTTGGCATCAAGAACTACCACGTCGACATCGTGGCCAATGCGGAGGATCCGGCGCACAACTCTTACCTCGTCGTGTACAACATGCTGGAGGCCAACGCTGCGAAAGTGCGCGGTCTGTTCTATTGGAACAAAGTCGAGATTATCAATCGCGAAACGCAATCCATCCTTCG